GACTTTCTTGTAGAGTCGCAGGAGTCGCGCGGCATCTTCTGACAACAGCACTTGGCCGACGCCGCTCGTGTCATCGGCAACAGGCTGTGTCTGAGATGCAGCTACAGGTTCGGGCGGTAGAGTCGCGCCGAAGAACACGCGCAACGCGCAAGAGCACACGATCTCTATCTCAGATTCCGAGATGTTGTATTGGGCCTTTGATGCGCGCGAACGGTCCCAACAGTTCCCGCAGAACAGTTCCGGCTCTAGGTGATTCTTCATCGCCCAATAGAAATACGCCCTCAGGATCGACGCAGATTGCGCGCCGATGAGGGTCGTGGGGCGATAGAGCGGCACGCCGTCAGGCCCGACGATGGTGCCTACGGTTTGTTCGCTGAGTCCGATCACAGGACAAGTGTAAGAAAATTAGACTTACTACGCAAGAGTGATGCCCTTTGCGGCTTCGGCTCTCGCTTTGAGATGCGGGATGTTCACGATCCGGTCGTGCATCGGGCAGAGCCATCCATGCTGCGCTCTGTCGGTAATCGTGACGCCGCACTCTTTCACGGAGTTCTCTTCTCCACCTCGTATTTGGTGGAGGCAGGTGTTGTGATGGATCTTGTCAGTCTTCCACATTAGCGACTGGCCTTGTGAATGAATGGATCGCGCTGACCTGGACGAAGGCATGTCTTCGTGGCCCAAACGCTCTTGTCATTGCGGTTATAGCTATTGCCTTCGCGCTGGTAGAGTCCGCGCTTGGCGAGTTCTTCGCGATATTGAGTTTTCGACTCTACCCAAACGCCCTCGTCCCCCAAATTCCACATCCAACGCGCGCCTCCCGGCAACGTGTCGTCAATGATCTGGGCCGTGCCGCTGCGCTGGTGAGGCCCGCCGTCTCTATTACAGAACGGCCAGTCTCCCGCTTGAACTTCATGGCCGCACGCTTCACAAATAGTTGGATTCACCGCTTACTCCGATTGCGGAGAATATCGACGCCCAACTTGAACTTCTCAGCCGCGTATTCGGGTTGGTGCCGTTTCAACTTCTGGTCCATCGGGCCTTCAGCGGGTAGCTCAATATCGCGCATACGCTTGCCGCGTAGTCGCTCGATGATGGTTGGCTCGTCTTGTTCCTGACCGAGCAATGCGGCGAGAAAGCCCTTTGCTGGCATTACTGCACCCCTACTAATCCGCCCGCGCGTTGATCCTGCATATCGGCTTCAGCCATGCGGAGACGCTCACGGTCCACGACTTTCGCCGGACCCTGCTCGCCCATCTCTGGTGTCTCGGTCGTCGCCGATACGCTCACTTGTGCGCCAGACTGCGACAGGAGCGCCAAGCCAATGTCAGCCAATGGTGAACCTGGCAGCAAGTCCTCCAGCTTCATGGACACGCTGACCTTGAGCGGTTCCGGCTCTTTCGGCTGCGGTGCGGGCGGCTGTGGCTGTTGCACCATCTGTGCATCATGCCCAAAGGCTTCAGCGAGTCCGCGTCTATTCTGCAACGGCTCGAAGAATGGATCGTTCGCCGTTAGGTTATACCAGTTCAGCGCCGCGTCTCGGTCGGCTTGTGCGTCTGGAGGCAATGACGAATCTGGGACCACTTCGTAGATGAACTTGCCCGCGACGGTTTCCTTGTCCCACGCTTCGAGCGACTTTGCTCCGTTCTCGCCCACGATCTGCACGTAGTCTTCGCGGTCAGCATAGAGCTGCACGAGTTGTCCAAAGGCTTCGACAGCCTCGAGCCAGAACGCCATCACGGTCTCGCGCTCGCCGGCTAGTCTGTTGTCGGTCGCTCGCTCGATAGCCGCCACTTCAGTAGCCGTGGTCCCTGACTGCTGTTGTGGATTCGTGCCGATACCCAAAGCCCACGCTTTGTCAATGTCTCCCTGCACGCGCTGATCAGAGATCCAGTTGTCGTTCGGGTATTGCGGCTGACTGATAGGCTTCGCAATGTCCGCGTCTCCACTGACCGGAATGTCGTCATAGTGGACGCCTTCGATGATTTTCTTTTTAATCTTCTCGTTCGTGATGCGATCCACGTTGATCGCCACGCGCGGCACGGCCTTCCGCCGATGCTCAATCTGACCCGTGCGGAACTCTGAGAGTTCGTTTGAGAGCCGGCGCGTAATTGAGCAATCCGAAGGCGGATAGGCGCAGTCAGAGACGTAGCGCAGCGTGAGCACCTTGATCGGCAACTTCTCGATCCCGCCAATCAGCCGCCCGCGTGCGTCCCACTTCTGATCCTTGCAGTCCTCGTGGACGACCGGTTTCTCTTCGCCTTCCACGAACACAAGGCGCCTGATCTTCTTCGGGTGCTTCACGTTCGGATCGACAAGACTGGCGTAGTAGAACAGTTCGCGGCACTTCAACTGCCCGACACGGTTGCCTTTGCGGTCAAGCTCTACGATGCGATCTTCTTGACCTTCAGTCGTATCCGACGAACCAGACGATTCGGACTTATTGCGAATCGTCCAGCCCTTCGCTTCGGCCTGTTCCTTTGTTAGCGGGAACTCGTGCGCGAGCCACGGCGCTTTGCCGCTGTAGTCGCTGCCTCTAAACTCGGCTGGAATCAATGCCTGCGCAGGCGAAATGCGCTCGAAGTAGTAGGACTCTTCCACGACGTTCGGCGCGAGCGCGATTTCTGGCACCATCGGCGGCTGAACCGTCAGGCCGAGCATCGCCCCTGGTTGCACGAAGTTGGGATCGGGCAACATCACGCCCGTCTCCATTGGCACCTGTCCGTCCGTATGCCGCTCGTAGCCTACTTTCGCAAAGGCAATCCCTGATGGACACAGCACGTCGAAGATCAACTGATCCATTGACGGCTTCATGTTCGCGCCAGTCGGCCCGACAATCAGCGACAAGACTTCGCGGAAAATCGCGATGGCTTTCTTCAGATCGCGCGGCTGCTGCTGTTCTGGCGGGAGGGTTGGCTCGGTCGGCTGTGCTTCGCGCTCGGTTCTGGGATGCGCGCGGAGCTTCAGCGCTGGCATTCTGTAGAACAACTGATGCCGCTTCTGCTCCGTCTTTTCAAATTCAACAGGGACTCGCACGCCATTGGCGCGCGGCGGTTTCAGCTTCTCACGGTAGGCGTTCGCGTTCCGTCGCCACTCTTTCAGGTTGTCTTTACGAACGTCCGCAGCCCAATCGAGTTGGCCTTTCCAGTAGTCGGCAGATCCGACACCTTCAGACGGCAGAGGAATAGATTTGGAGGTTGGCGCCATTCAGGGACTATACATAGTAGAGTGTCCCAAAATAGCAGACGCTATGCAATAGCGGACTCGCTCGGCTTGTCGGTAGGCGTCAACACGAACCACCAACGACGCGCAACCCAATCCCCGTCAATTGGTAAGCGCGTGCGTTCTGCGACTGTCATAACGGTGAAGGCATACCAGTTCAGAGACAGTATCGTTTCTCGCTTTGCGTGCTCTAGTTTTTCCCGGATCAGATCAAACTTTGTTGTGATGGACTCGGTCTGCTCTATATCCATTCAATCCCTCCACTTGGTTCTAATGCTGCTCGGCATTCGTTCAACAGATGCCCTACGGCTTTATTGGGAAGTGGCGGCGGCTCAAATGGCTTCGGCGCTGGCCGAGACATCGCCCCAAGTCTCAACGCTCGCAACGGTTGATCGTTGGTCGATTCCATCAGCAATTCAGGGTCGTTCGGATCGCTGACGGCGTTCGTGAGTGCTCGGACAAGATGCACGCATGACGGCGCGATGGTGAGCATTGGCCTGCCGTCTGGGAATGTCCCGAGCAATTCGGCCACGCGCGACCACCCTTGCGCTTCGTCGTGCATGACTTCTCGGATCATGATCCCATTGTGTCGGAAGGTATCGAGCCGTGTCTCCCCTTCCTTGTCGCGTGACTTGCCGCGCATGGCGACTTCCCATCCGACCGTATATCTGACGAATGGGAGTTCGGGATACTTCTCGTCTTGTGTCTCGTAGAGTCCGAGTCCGCGTGTCGCGAGTCGAATGTCGCGCGAGAGCGTGGAGATCAACCCTCTCTCGGCAATCAATTCCTTGCACACATGCAGCGCCCCGTTCGGTAAGATAGCCCACCATAATAAGCAGACATGCCGAGATCCATACCAGAGGGATCGAAACCATTGCACGTCTCTCCATTGGGTTAGCTTGTTCACTTGAACGCCTGCACATGAACTTCGGGGTTGAAGTTGGGAAAGAATGCGTTGACGATAGCCGACCAGTCGCCTTCGAGTAACTGTCTCCGTCGTTCCGGCTCATGCGCGAGCAGCCGCTTCTCATATTCCCAGTAGTCGCCCAAGTCGCTCATAAGAAAAGGGTTGTCATACAAAACGCTCTTGATAAACGTGTAGTCGCTGGCTAGGTAGCCTGGATTCTCTTCCGCTGACACGTTTTTGAGGATGAAGTGGTTGAGCAAATCCTGATGCGATGGCCCTCCGGGGTTCGTAGCGAGAATCATGCGCGCCACGGTATTCAGCTTCGGATCGTTTCGTAGGCGCCCGGCAATCGCGATGATCTGCTTCCACTGCAAGAGTGAGGCTTCGTCGCCAATGAACAGATCGTAATTCTCCGACAGATACCGCAGTTCGTCACCGGGCGAAGCCGCGAAACCAAAGACGATTTTAGCGCCAGTCCGCAGGAACGTCGCGACTGGCGGCTGCGCCGTTACCTTCACCGCCTTGTCGTCTCCGAGCGCTTCGCAAATCTTCGTCGCTTCTGATGCGATGGCGTCTAAGTGCGTCCGGCGAAGTTCTTCTAGTTCGCGACGAATGACGAGCGCGCGATAGTTCTCTTTCCCAGAAAATAGGCACTCGCTAGTCGCCTCCGCTCGCGCTGCTGTTGATTTGGTTCCGCCGACTGCTCCTCCGAAGAGGATATTTGGGATGCCTGTGTGCTTCGTCTCGTGCAGGAGCACAGCCTTTGGCACTGGCAAGTAGAGCCACTTGACGCCCGTCTCATAGGCATTGTGCGGGCCTGCCTTTTCGCCTGAAGGCGTGAGGCCGATGCCGTATCTGAATCGGTCGTTGTCGATGTAGTTGGCGATCTTTTCTGGAGACCAGCCGTGCTGTGTAAGCCACGTTGACCACGCGACTTCGTCCCATTGCAGAACAGGGGGCCACTTCGTTAGGCCGGCTGGCGGGACGAATCGCACGCGCCCTTCGGCATCGCGCGGCAAATCAACTGGCGGCATTTATGCCTCGCTCAAGATATGCCGCTAACGCTCGCGCTTTCTCTGGATCGTTATCCAGCAAACCAACTGAGAAGTTACATCGAGCGCAGAGCACGCCGCGCACTCGGCCAGAGTCGTGGCAATGATCGACGCACTTCCTGCGCTTGCCGCGCGCTTCTAGCTGAACATCGCATGCGTGGCATATATTCCCTAGGGCCTCTAGCTGTTCGGGCGAAAGACCATAACGAGACTTTATCGTCCATGCCTTCGCCCTCGCCGGATACTTATGGCGGTAACGTCGGCGTATCGCATTTACTTTCTCTTTATTACCCTTTCTCCAGCGGCTCTCCATAGCCCGCATCTGATCCGGCCGCTCAGACCGATATGCTCGATAATAGGCCGCTACTTGCGCCTTGTCGCTCCAGTCTATCTTTCTCTTGCGATATGGCGCGCGGCGCTTATCGCCTTCGGCGTTGCGTGGAAGGTGCTCGTTCACTCGTCGCCCTCATCGTCGTTCGCAGGCCACGGCTTATGCTTCGTCGCTATTTCTCCTAACTCAATGACGAGAGAACGAAACTCTTCGATCGTCAGATCAACGCACGCGCACGATGACACGGACTGGCCTCTACCAGAATCGTCAATGCCTTCTTTTGTGAAGATGCGATACGTGCGTGACTCGTAATCCTTGAACACATCAAGCCCTCGACTGCCGGCGTCCCTTCCAACAGTCTGCCGCCGCTCCAGTAACTTGTCTCGCCAACTCATTAGGCCACTCTCTCGCTCGGAATATCTCTCCGCCAGTCCCAGACTTCATATCCTGGTTTGATCGTTTGAGCGTAGAGACACAGGATGCAGTCTTTCGGATACAACCATCCCGGCTTGTCAGGCATGAAGCAGAGTCTTCCGTTCAGCATCAAGACGTAGGCGTGACCGTCTACATAATCGCGAAACCAGTTCGCGCCAACCGACGCCGGCACGAGCAGTGCAACTCTGCCGCCCATGAGTCGCATCTCTGAGCACCGTCGCGCCCACGGCTCGATGTTCGTGAAAGGCGGATTCAACCAACCGAATCCACCAGCCGCCGACGCGACCCATGTTTGCGGAGTCTGATTCGGCGAGTCGTTCGCTTCCGTCCACCAGTGATCAGCTTTCGCGTTCGTCGCGTCGGCCGCGAAGTCGAACGAGAACGCAGCGATCTTCAACCTGCGCTGAATGGCTTCGATGAAGTTCTCTGGGGTCGCGTAGTTCTGCTTACTTCGATGGGGTTTCTGGACTGGCATCGTCATTCGTCGTCACCATCCGGCATCGCGGCCCATGTATTTAGGTCGCGCAACATATCTCGGCCCTCGCGCGTCAGCCATGAGCCGCCGACGCCTCCGCCGTGCTCGATCATATCGACCGAATCCAAGTGATACAGCACAACGTATTCGATGCCGTCCGATGGCAAGAGTTCCGTCATGCGCGTGCGGTATTCCGCGAATGCCTCATCTGAATGATCCCCCACTGACCACCGCGCGTCTATCGTCGCGAGCACTTCACGGGTTAGCTCCAGCGCCGATTCAGGCAGTCCACAACCGCAGTATTTCAGACGCTCAGATAGTTCGTCGCCGTATTGGTCTTTGCTATTTCTTGCCATAGCGCTTTGCCATCTTTCCAAACGTCTGCCCATCCACTCCAAACTTCAACGGCTCTTTCACTCTCAGCTCATCGAACACGGGATTCTCTTTCTCGTCCTCCACTGGCGCGAGTTGTTCGCGGAAGATGCGATACCCTGCCGCAAGATCGCGCTCGCCTTGCCAGACCCACGTTCGCACCACTTCCCCGAACTCATGCGTGGTTTTCTCCAGGATCATCCGATCCACAATGT